TTCGGCCATGTGGTCGGATCGTCATTCCATTCAGCCATGTAGGCTTCGCGGGTCATCGAAAAGAGGACGAAGCAATATTTAGCGTCCGACTTGTCCTGGCGCTTTGCGTCTAGATCGAAGAATACGCTGCTGTCAGCGTCATAGATCGGTTCAAAGCGGATGCGCTGCTTTTCATTCTCATCGTCTTCATCGTCTTCATAGACGGTACGCAGACGCCATGCACCGAAGCCACCGCCAACACCTTCCTCGAAAGCATTGTCGAAAGCTTCATCTGCAACGCTATCCTGTTCGTCAGCGCGATACAATCCGTTGCAAGTCTCAGCCAGCTTGTCGTTTTTGCTTCCGTCCTTGGATACAAAATCAACACCAATTTTGTTGTTGCGGTATTCGTTGATGATACGAATCACGCTCAGGTGAACCTTGTTTACCTCAAAGCGTGGCTTGTTCTCGAACTGCTCACCTATGGGGCCTTCCCATTGTGCGCCAGCGAGTGAATAGAAACGGCGGTCTTGAAGGCACTGAAGCCTTTCGTCCTGCATGGAAGACTGGCAACGATCAAACTCAGTCAATGCAGCCTGATGCACATTGCCGAGCCGTTGTTCTCTAGTCAGTCGAGCCATTTACCACCTGTTCACCGTAGCAAGAGGCTGAACTTCGACAGCCTTTTTCGGGGACGCTCTTCGACTTGCTTCTAGGCTATACCTAAGTGCGTCTATCAAGTGATTATCACGATCTGCAAGAACTGGCAATACTGCGCCTGTCAGCGGGTCGGTCTTATAGCTGTAGCAGGATAGCTCATCAATCGTATGCTTGCAGCGGGGATGCACCACAATGTCATGAGACTTGAGCCATTCGATCCCTTCTTCGACAGACTTCGGGCCTTTGATCGCTGGCATAATCTTCGGGAAGCCGTGGCGCTGCATGTGGCTGATCGTCTCAGGCCGGGCGCTATCAGCAACGATAGGCCATTTCTCCGACTCTGGCACGGTCAGGAATAGATCAGGCGTGTCCATAATTTCACAGCCCACCCGATAGGCTTCATAATCGACATAGATCGTGCGTCCGATAACATGGCAGCGGATCAAGACGGTCGGGTCTGAAGCAAAGCCCCAGTCAGCGCCGAAGCGATGCGTTGCATCTTCAGGCGTGTCAAACTCCTCGATGCTCCAGTTGCGGAATACCCGTGCCTCGCTGTTGCTGAGATAGCTGCCGAGCCAGACGTGCTTGTATTTGTCGGGATCGCGGCTTCGATCATATTCCATTTCTGCTTTGAGAACATCAGGGAACCAAGGATTGTCTCGATAGTTCACTTCACGAACGATAGCGTCAGGCGGCGGATTGGGTCCACGCAGGAGTGAATCCACTGGGTCGCTGGCTTGATTGGGGTTCCAAGTGAACCATAGTTCCGATTCAGGCTTACGGATTGTCGGCCGCAGCAGATCAAGCGACCGTTGCGATAGACTCTGCGCTTCTTCAACCCATGCGCAGTCATAGCCTTCGAGCGACTTAATGCTGTCGCTGGTGTGGTTCTGCATCCCCTGGAATATGATCAGGCCGTCACCATGCCGTGACTTGATCTGCGTTTCCTGCACTTCGAAATAGGATTGCACGCCCATCTGCTCGATCTTCAGTTCCAGCAGACGCTTGACCGATTGCGCCAATGACTTCTGGATCTCACGCACGCAGACAGATCGCCGCTTCTGGTCGATCACATGCGCTTCGATCATGGCTTCAGCAAAGCCGTGGCTCTTGCCCGATCCGCGTCCACCATGTGCGCCCTTATAGCGACTGGGCTGGAGGAACGGCTTGAACCAGCGCGGGGTCTTAATCGTCAGCGTTGTCATCAATGACCTTGCGGACAATCTGGTGCATCATGTTGCCACCGATGTTTAGCTTCGCAGGTTCGTTAAATCCGTGCATCGCATTCAGTTCTTTGACCGCTGCAACCTTCACCGATCCAGAGCCTTCACGATATGCTTGCACCAATGCTTTGACCGACATTTCACGCGACCAAAGCTGCTTTTCCTGCACGCTTTCACGTAGCTCGGCTATTCTAGTCCTTATCTTGTCATTCTTCATCAGCTTCGATGCGTGCGGATAAATCGTGTTATCTTTCATGCCTTCTGCGTCATAAGCAGCACGATAAGCGTCTGCCTGACCGAGCCCATCTGCAATTCCTTGGCAGAACGCTTCTTGCTTTGCGGTTAGGTTAACGTGAGGCATCGAACGGTTCCCCCGTCTCAGCATGGACAGCTTGCTTGCCAGTGAAGTCCTGCCAACGCTTAATGATTACGTCACAGTATCTTGGATCGAGTTCCATTACACGTGCGTGTCGGCCGTGCTTTTCAGCAGCAATCATGGTTGTGCCTGATCCGCCAAAGCTATCCAGAACAATATCTGCCCCCTTGGTGTTGTTCAGCATCTGATACTCGAACAATTCGACGGGCTTCATTGTGGGGTGTTCGCCATTGCGCGATGGCTTGTCAAATTCAAGGATCGTGGTTTGTTTGCGATCCGAGGCCCACAGATGCGCGGCACCATTCTTCCAACCATAGAGGCAAGGCTCGTGCCTCCAATGATAGTCTTGCCGACCCATTACCATGACAGACTTCTTCCAGATTAGGCATTGGCGAACTTGCCAGCCAGCGTCATAGGCCGCGCCTCGGAAATTATATCCCTCGCTGTCTGCATGCCAAATATAGAATACTGCCCCAGGTTTCATAACCGCATCCGCAGCAGAATAGGCATCACGTAAAAACTGACGGAAATCATCGTTCCCCATGCTATCATTCTGGATCGTAAGCGCGTCTTTAGTTTTGCCTTCATACGCCACGTTATACGGTGGATCAGTGAGCCACATATCGACAAGAGTGCCATGCGTAAGAGTCTGCAAAGCATCAATGCTGGTGCTATCGCCGCACATCAGCCTGTGATTGCCCAACATCCAAACGTCACCCAGAACTGTCTTTGGTGTTTCAGGCACTTCAGGAACAGCGTCCTCGTCCGTTAGCCCTTCTGTCGGCTCTGGCTCCAGCAATCCATCAAGGAACTTATCGTCGAAGCCTAGCAGCGAAATATCGAAATCATCTAGGTTGAGATCTTCAATCTCTGCCTTCAGCATGTCCATGTCCCACCCTGCGTTTAGGGCAAGCTGGTTATCCGCTATTACTAGGGCGCGTTGCTGGGGCTTGGTGAGGTGATCGAGAACGATTGCGGGGACTTTATCTAATCCCAGCTTTCGGGCTGCCAGAAGGCGTCCGTGGCCTGCGATGATAGTGTTTTCACCGTCAATGAGGATCGGGTTTGTCCAACCGAACTCTTTTATGCTGGCGGCGATCTGCGCGATCTGCGCATCGCTGTGCGTTCTGCTGTTGGATGCGTAGGGTATCAAATCTGCGACTGATCGCGTTTCAATCTTTGGTGTCATCTCAGCTTCCGTCTTTCGGTCTGGTGGTTTGTTAATACATGATTGCTTGTCGGATGGGAAGAGTTGTCACATCACCCCATAATGTCGAAGGTAGAACTTCGCCCAGGCGTCTGTTGGGTAACGCCCGGCTTTCCAGTTATCGCGTAAAGCAGCCTTTGACATTTTGCCTCGTTTCCATTTGTCTAGGTCTATCAGAAATTGTGTGCGGTTATTCGTCTGCGTCACTTGGCTGCCAAGATGCGTCAAATTGATCTTGCGTGATCATCCCAAGGTTCAACCATGACTTGCGCAGGAAAAGCGGAAGCGAATTAATTTCCTCCTGCGTGATCGGGCCTAGGTCGCGCTTTTCTTCTTCTGGCTTATGCACGGTCAATTTTGGCTTATCGAAGTTTTCAATTTTGCTTTCGATATATCGCACTTGCTCCCAGCGCCATGCTGGCCTGTCTTTGATATGTCCGCAAATGAACGGAACAATCTTGGCAGGATGATCGCAAACCTTGCGTGCTTCGAAACACGCATCTTCAAGCAAATCTTTTGGGCAATCACCAATCGTCATGAGAGCAGCCTTCAACCATTCTACACGATCGGCTTCAGTCATCCCCGAAGGTGAGCAAAGGACTAGATTGATGCCCAGCAATGCCATTGCCTCTTGGGGTGGACATGCCATCGCCTTCGCTTTGCGTTCCTGGAGTTGAATGCGGAGTAATTCCAAGGTCTCTGAGGGCTTGTAAGGCTGCCCGTTCAGTTCTTCCCATGCTGTCAGTTTTTCCATTTGCCTTACTCTTTTCCTTAACCCAATCTGCTTTGAATGATTGCCAGCCGCGTGCAACACTTTCGGCTATCGCATCGTTTAACGTCCATCCTGCTTTTGCAGCCTCGCGTTCGATTGCCTTCAGGGCTGTCGCGTTCAACGGCGCACGCTTGGCTTTGCGAAGGTCGATGAAGTCTTTCCAAACCTCATCCGAAACGCATTCAGGCTTCGCAGGTATATTACTATTGATGGTTAATTGATGTGTCTTTGATGTATTGGGTGCATCTGGTGCATGGGTGGGGCGCATTTCATGCACGGGGGGGGTGTCTTTGGTGCAGGGGTGCATATTATGCACGGGTATCTTTATCCAATACCTATTGCCCTTTCCGATCCTCTCTTCACGATACACAAAACCACTTTCTTCAAGTGATCGGATCGTGATTTGAACAGCACGTTTTTTCAAAGATGATTTTTTTATAAGCTGCTCTATCGAGGGCCAACAAAGCCCTTCGTCGTTAGCCCAGTCTGCTAAAGCCAATAGAACAAGTTTTTGTGTGGATGTGAGATCATCGCGCTCCCACACGGCGCTCATTATCCTGATACTCATAACGCAAACCCTTGCGTCACGGTTCTCTGGCGTGTAGTATTTTGCATATTCAGTGCCTCTCTTTCCCTTTAGGCATTGTAGGGTGGGTAGAGCGTTATGGCTTTTCGCTCCCCACCCGCCCCAC